CAAGACGCTCAGCCTTGTAACCGATGAATCCAGGAAAAGCATGTCATCAAGTCCGCCATTCGGCGCCGGCATGTGTGCGTCGAGAATTATCGGCTGGCCTTTATACATATTTACCCTAACACTGCCCTCGCGTCCGGGTGCTGTGTTTATGCCATTAATGCCGACTGTAATCCATTCATCTTTAATTAAATGCTTGGGCTCAATTAGTTGCGTTAAGGCGGCTTCCGTGTTGTATCCCGTCAGGATGAAACCCTCACCATACGGCGACGTTTCGCTGAGCCTGTATTTGCCAACTTCCTTAATCACATCGTCGATAAATGCCGTTGATAAATCACGCGGTGTATTTGGTACAGCGATATTATAATTCACATAAGAGTCCGCCCACGATGCGGCAGCGTCTCTATCGATGTTGTAGAAATCTGCCGAGTCTTCTGCAAGCCCTGCGCCCGCGATGTGAGCATAGCTTTCCGTTAGTCCATGCAGTGAATTCATATTCACGGCGCCGGGTGCGCCTTCATTACAGTCGTAAAGGATGTTTCTGTTCAATCTGTTCATATAAGTCTGGCGTTCCGCTTCTATTTGATTGCCGACGTCGAGAACATCGTCTTTGTTTTGCAGATTCAAGTGCAAAAAGGTTATAGCCGTATTATGAACGAGGTCTTTTGCGCCGACCGTTACTTCTGCATAATCTGCTACAACATCGTCTGGTAATTCAGCACCCTCCGCAATACCCGGGAGGTCCGTGCTTGATTGAGCCACCTCGGCTCTAAAACCGCTGTGTTGCATTAGGCTTTTTCCAAGGACTCCTATCGCGCTTTTTCCCTTGATAATCTGCGAAAACGCGCTCGCACCGAATATAACGTTATTCGCGCCTTCCGTGGTTGAGGTCATCGGTCCCACGGCTCTCGCAAATCCGTTTTTATCAAGAAGAGAAAGCTCCTCAAGAATTACGTCTATCGGCTCATTCGTCAGGTTGTTTTTAGCCATCCAGCCGATTATATTTTTATATCCACACCGCTCAAAGTGCTGTAAAAAGGCTTTCTCATTCGCCCTTGCACTTATTCTAATTGGTTCATTAAATCCAATTTTCATTTTTTAACCCTCCTTTTCCCGAACAGGGATTAGCTATAATTTCGTCCATTTCCTGACCCATATCTTCGGGTTTTTCGCGCTGATATGCTCCGATGTTAACAGGTGGCGCCGGCGTCGTTGCCATGGATTGAAGTTTTTTAACTTCTTTTTCCAAGCCTTCCAGCCTGCTCATCAAGTCTGGCGACTCGCGCGCTTCTTCTTTCTTTTCTGAGCATTCGCGCTCTTCGTCTTCGATTTCTTCGGTTCCTGCTTCCGGCATTTCCAGCTTTTCTTTCGGCTTTAATTCTTCCAAAATTTCGCCGTAATCTTCCAGAGTCGCTTTAATGTTTGCGATTTCTTCAGCAAGACCATTAACAATTCCTGCGAGTTTTTCGAGCTCAGACTCTTTGCCGCCCGGCTCCTGCCTCGCCTCTTCTTTTACATCTTCTTTCGTCATTTCTTCCTCCTTTGCCCTCGCCTCACCGTTCACAATTCCCAGCGCTTCGGGATTTGATGGCGAGAACGTAAGGCTGATTTCTTTTAATTCATTCGCTATGATTTGATTTCCACAGACGCCGTTATCACAAATCCACTCCATTTTAGGCTCTGCGTACGCATATATACTTAAGCCAATTGGGATTTTGTCGCCGTCTGCTTTTCGTTTTTGCAGAATTTCCCATAAGCGGTCGTAGCGGTATAAGCCTCTGAAAAGCACTCCTTCGATATAGAGTCCCTTCGCGCCTGTTTCTTCATTTCTTCTTACTTCGAAATTGTAAACGTGCCCGTACGTGCCTGATTTGTGTTGAACTGCGAATTCACCGCCGGCGTCTATGAACTCTGGCATGATTTTAGCCAGCGAATCGATGTTAAACGTCGTGTCGTGTTGGTCTTTAATCTGCACGGACGCCCAGCCCTCGAACCATCTCACGTCCGGGTCTTCGTTTTTTAATGATTTCCACGCGAGCCGGCGGGCGTCGAATGGCTCCATGGTTTCCGAAAATTTGTTATAATAATCCATCCACGTTTTGGCCTGCTCCGGCTTCAGTGCAAGGCGGACGAATGGCGGGAGTTCTTCGATATTGTTATAGCTCATTCCCTAACCCTCCGCGCGTATCCGCTCATTCCCAGGTTGCCTTTGTGAGCTATGCCTTTACTTTCAATATTCTTTTTGGATTCTGAAATAATCGCGCCGCTTATAGCATATATTCCTTCTTTTTGAATTGGAATTTTATTAATGTTCATGATGACCTTGTTTATCGCGGGCTGAAAAAACGGGTGAGGTAACTTTCCGCGTCTATAATGGTTTTCAATCACTTTATTAACAAATTTTTCTCTTTCCGCTGTGTTTCTCATATCCAGCTTAAGCCTCGCCCATTCGTCCAGTTCATCAAATGGCGTTATTGTGCCTGGACCGGTTCCATATTCTACTTCGGACGCATAAGGGACCGAAAAGCCAGCCTCAACCGGTGTTAAAAGATTCGCATCTTTCAACATTTCTTTTAAATCTTTTTCGTCTATCTCTATATCGATTTTCAAAGATAAACACGCTCCGGTTGATGGCGACAGTTTATATGTGGTGCCCACGCGACAGGAGAGGGTTGCAATCCTTGCCTAAACGCCCACTTTTCTCCTTCTTCTTTTACAATTTGCTTTAATCTGTCGTAAGAAACACCGCGCCCGCGCCCTTCTTCTTTCACTCTTCGTTTAATTTCGCGACAAACATCCGTTCTTCTGTGGTCATCCGCGCCCACCCAATCATAGCGTGCATCAGGCGGGTCATTCTGCCTAATGTCAACTTCCCGAACGATTGTTGCTATTCTGTTCGATTCTGTTCTCGCAATTGCGTCAATGTGATGCGGAGCCACCTGCGGAAATTCCTTTTTTAACAGCTTCGCAATATTAGCAATCGTCCAGCCTTCAGGTTTTGCCATTTCCGCTATGATGATATCATAAACGCGTGGGACGTCCTTATGATGTATCGTTTTGAAAAGCTCCGTGACCAATCCCTCAGCGATTGCCAGCTCTGTTATCAATTCGATGTTTTCAGCCAAAAATTCACGCCTGTACATTGATGCCAGAAATTTGTCGAGGCTTTCATCTTCTGTTAAAAGCGGTTCGCGTCGTTTTTCTTCCTCGCCGAAATTTGAACGCTGATATTCTTCAACCTGATTAACAGCGTTCAGCCGTGGTCTTTGGATTGTATCAGAAACGTTAATTTCTTTATTACGATATTCAACGTCGAAGCCGATGCGGTCCAATATATCCATTACCTGCGCCTGCTTGAGCATCACATCCAGCTCTCTGGATACATCCTCGTTATCTTCACGCTTGATTTTTAAGAGCCAGTCTGTTATTTGCGGGAATCCAATTTTTAAAATCAAAGCAAGATAAGAACGTTCGGCGTCTCCGCGGACCTGTTCGATTTTCGACGCCCAAACGCCGTCCAGCTGTTGCGTTTCTACACCAAGGCCGCCGGCGTTAGTTAAATCATTTAAAAGAATAGGCGGGAATCCATAACGAGCCGCGATATCGAGAACCATCGCTTTGCGCAATTCCCACATATCTATAGTGGGATTTTCCATTAACTTAATCGGCTCCATCTTTCCGTTTTCGCCCATGCTCATAAAAAGCGGAATGTTCGGATTTTCGCGCTTCTGGTCATAAAGCTTTTTTACATTTTCACTTAAAGATTGCTGATTAATCGAATTAACTCCTATAATCATCGGGAGCTGAACGTTTTCAAAATAATCACGGACACGCCAATCAAGGTTTATAATCGCGTTTACGAGGTTGTTCGAATGCAAAATTTCGGGAAACCCGTAAATCATTCCCGGGTTGTATTCCATCGTATGAATGACCTCGGCTTCTGTGTATTCGATGCGCTCGCCCGTTCTGGTTCTGTAAATAACCGGTTCTGTTGGCATTCCGCAAATCGGGCATTCTTTCTCCGTTGTTCGCTGTTTCCTATGGATATAACAGATTCGCGAGCCGTCTCCAAGCTTGCCATATCTATCATAAACCTTTTCGATGTCGCGCGGGTCTACAGGAATAATTCCATAAAGCTGCTTTGTGTATGTTTTGTTTTCATAATCAGGTAAATAGCTATTTTGCAAAATCCAATATTGATTATCAGCGACCGTTCTGTGTCGCTCTGCAATTTTGCACAAATCTAAAAATGTTAATCCATTATCGTTTACGCTATCAAAAAGTGAAATTCCGTTAAAATTAAAAAATTCTTGCTGGCGGACGTCTGGCTCGCGGAGATGCGTCGAACCGCAAGAGCAAACGTCAATATTGTCCTGCCATTCGCGCCCGCATTTTTCGCATTTTTCCACAAAACGAGGGACCCACTCGAAGCCGTTTTTAAAGGTTGTATTTACTATATTAGCAACAATCACAGAAAAAGGAGCGCATTCTTGCTCAAAGTAAAAGGCGAGGTCAATCATCCCAGCTATGCTCATTTGCGCATTATTAGCGTCGCGCGTCTGGTCCGGGCGAGGCGTGCCTCCAAGGATATTAACGTTTTCTTTTTGCGTAAAAACCTTTTCATTCAGTGCTTTGAAAAAAGAAATATCGGCTGAGGAACCATCTACTCCGCTCTGTTGTGCTCTTGTAAAAGAATGCGTCGAGATGGTCCTCATGATTGTTAAAGAGCTTTTATAATTTAAATATCTTTGTTAAATAAAATTACATCTTTCTTTAAAACTACCTTCGCGTCAAATATTATTTTTTCTGTAAACACATCGACCCGCCGCGCTCCTAATAGGTTTTCCGTATTAATCACGGCCTCGCAAACTTCCGCGTGGATTCGTTCGACGTCGCTTTCGGACGTAAAGGTGCGCCTTATCAATTCATCTCCTAGATTTAGTGCCTTTGTTATATACATTTTATAGCCTCCCAAAATTAATTAATTCGTAAAAATGCTTTTGATGGCAAAAAGAGCAACCGAATACGGGACGCCGCTCGATTGCATCCCAGTATTGCGGTACCGCCTTCATGTGTAAAACTCCGCATGCCGGGCATCTCCACGGCTCGAATGGCTCCAGCAAAATACCGGTTTGCTCGTACAAAATCGCCTCGGGAATCCGCTCCATCGGGAGGTGACTGCGGTCTTTATAACCGACGTGCCCGTTTGTAAAAGGTTCTTTTACGATTCTATCGTTGCCATGTTGCCAGTGTTCCGCGATTTTCATTTTTCGTTTTTCTTCCTCAATGCGCTTATACTTCCGCTCCATAATGTGCGCGTATTCCTCCGTATAATCAAACGGCGAGTTGGGACGATTTTCACGGCTCACGAATTCCCTTTTAACGTCTTCATCGCTCGCACCTAATCCCTGCCTGTAATTTTTCACCATGGCCACTCCTTCCTTTTTGCTGTAATTCCGCGCGAAAATAAGCCTTCGGTTGTTCCCACAGGAGCGACGACATCCCGGTCGCTTGATTGATTGAAGTAAATTAGCGCTTGAGTAATCGCGTCAACCTGGTCATCGTGCTCGCCGGTTGGAAAGGCTGCGAATTCTTCTATAAAATCCATCGTCCAGGGCGTCTCCGTTGGCAAAAACACGCGGCCGCCTTCAATTAACGGCGCGATTGATTCCACGCGCGTTTTTTTGTCTTTATCAACCTTAACAGCCTTAATTGGCATTCCGGTATTTTTCTTTAAATCCTGAATGACGGACTGACCTGACGCCTTATCTTCGATTAAAACAATTGAAGGCTTGAATTGTTCATAAAAGCTTTCCGCCAGCTTTCTCATTTCCGGGTATTCCCATCTGCCATAAAAGCGTTCGGGATGAATGTAAAAACCAGTTTTTGTTTTTGTAATCATGAAGCCAGCCGTAAAGTCATTCTCCTCGCCTGTTTTATATGCTGTATCCCATGT